TATCGTGATTGCGAACCTGACGATCAAAGGCCGAGCGGCCAGCGACGCCGGCGACGATGCGTTTAGCTACATCCACACGTAGGCCGTAACAGGCCGCAACCTTCCTGGGAGAAAGGGACGACACTATGGCGATGCCTACTGCACTGAGCGAGGTGGACGGGTTCCCGTTCGTACTCAAGGACAATCGGGGCGACGATCCCGAGGAGCAGGTGACATTCCAGCTCATCGGGCTGAAGGACCGCGAGCGCACGCTGGCGCGCAATGCGTTGCTGGCGAGTGGCGACGGAGACAACACGACGGCCGACGCGCTGGACCTGACCGTGAGCCTGGGCCTCAAGGGGTGGTCTGACAATTTCAAGCGACGGAACAAGGACGGCGACCTGGTGCCGCTGGAGTGGCCCGGCAACGGCCGGCGCGCGGCGAAGCTGCTGGGCGAGGCGATCGTGCAGGAGCTGGGCATGGAGATCATGCGCGCCAGTGAAATCGGAGAACACGAAGCAAAAAACTGAGACTGGCAGCGGCGGTGTACTTCGGAACATTCCGCTGCCAGTGTGATCGGTTCCGACGTTTGATCGAGCGGCACCCGGAGCTAGCAGACTCCGAGGGGCCGGAAAGCGAATGGCAATGGAGGAAGGCGAACGGGTGCGACAAGCCAGCAACAAACCCCGTGGCCTACTTCCGAGGCGACCCGCTGATGCGGTGCGCGTCGAAGCTGGTGCCGGCCTGGTGCTGGGCCTATATCGCGCTGTGGCAGCAGTGGGAGCAGGGCACGCTGGCCGTGGCCGGCGGCACGTTGGACCAGCCGGCGCGGATCGCCGACGCCATGCGCATCATCGGGAATACGATTTCCGATCTGCGACGCGCCAAGGCCGAGGCGCCGGCGCCTGGCGGCGTGGCCGTGGGCGGCGTGCCTGGTGCGGTCGGGTCACCGAATGCACCGCGCCCGAGTACGGGGCCGCATCGGAGGTAGCCCGTGCCTAGCGCGACGCTGACGGCTGTACTCAAGCTGAAGGACCAGATGACCGGCCGGCTGCGCAAGGTCGGCACGGTCGTGCGCGGCGTCGCGCGTGGCATGTCCAGCGCGTTCCGCCTGGTGCGGCGCAGCGTGCTGAACCTGCGCAACGCGGTCGCGGTCGCACTGCTGGCAGCGGCCGGCAAAATGTCGGCTGAGTTTGAGTCGAGCATGTCGAAGATCGTGGGCCTGGTGGGCCTGGCCCGCGAGGAGGTGGACCGATTCAAAGACTCCGTCAAGGCCATCGGCGTCGAGACGGGCGAGGGCCCGCGTGCGCTGGCTGAGGCGCTCTTTGATATTACGTCGGCCGGCTTCCGGGGCGCCGAGGCGATGGACGTGCTGCGCGCGTCAGCCCAGGCGGCGGCCGCAGGACTCGGCGACGCCAAGGCCGTGGCCGGCGCACTCACGTCGGCGGTTATCGCGTTCAAGGGCCAGAACCTGAGCGCCGCCGAGGCGACCGACGTGCTGGTGGCGACGGTGCGCGAGGGCAAGCTGGCGGCCGAGGAGCTGGCGCCGCAGCTGGGTCGCCTGCTGGGGCCGGCCGCCGAGCTGGGCATCACGTTCAACGAGGTCGGCGCGGCGATGGCGTTCCTTTCGCTGACCAGCGGAGACGCATCGCTGTCGGCCACCGAGCTGGCCGGCGTGATGCAGCGGCTGCTGAAGCCTTCGACGCAGGGCGCCGAGGCGCTGGCAAAGGCCGGCATCAGCGCCGAGCAGCTGCGCCAGCGCGTGAAGGATGACGGACTCATCATCCGGGTCGCTTGACGCGGCGTTTGCCGAGGCCAAGACCACGGCGCGCGTGTCGTTCGGCCAGATGCGCGCCGCGATGGAGGTGCTGCTGATTGCGGTGGGCGACTTCGTGAACCTGGTCGGCGGGTCGGGCGTGTTCGACTTCCTGAAAGAGATTTTTGTGGAGCTGTCGGGCGTGGTCAACACGGTCGGCAAGGACATGGACGAAACGCGCAGCATCGCCGAGACGTTCGTGGGCGCGTTCAAGGTGGTCGGGTTCGTGGTGGCGGCCGGCATCGACGTGTTCCGCAAGATGACCATTCCCATCAACGCGCTTTCCCGCACGCTGCTGCGTGCGCAGATCGTGCTGGTGGATATGAAGTTTGACCTGGAGCGGTGGAAGCTGGAGGCCGTGGGCGCCACGGCGGCCGCTGACGGGCTGGGCCTCGCGCAGAAAATCATCACAGACGGCATGCGCTCACAGATCCACGCGCTGGGCGAGGCGATCGAAAAGACGATTGAGCAGCGCACCGCCGTCGAGGTGTTCGGCGACATCGTCGAGCGCGTGGAGGCCAAGCTGAAGCGCCAGCGCGAGGAGACAGCGCGCGCCGCGCGGGCGGCCGCCGAGTACAAGGAAGCACTGCGCGGCATGGGCATGATGTTCGGCGACGTGGTGGCGCCGGCCGCTGATGAAACCGAGCGCGCAATGGCGTTCATGCGTGAGAACCTGTCAAAGCTGAGCGTGGAAATGCAGGAGTTCGTGATTGACGGCGGCGACGCGGAGGAAATGCTGCGCCGGTTCGGTGCGGAGTTCGCCAAGATCAAGCCCGAGGACAAGACCGGCGACATGGACTCATTCGCGGACTCGGTGCGCGCGGCGATGGCCGAGCTGGAGAAGGGGCCGCAGACCGCGACCGCGATGGCCGACGCGCTGCAGGGGCTGCCGAAAACGGCGCAGGACTTCGTGATTGCCGCCGGCGGCGTTGACCAGATGAACACGGCGCTGAAGCAGACGCAGGCCGAGCTGAAGGCGACCGAGGAGCGGGCGCGCATCACTAACAATGTGATTCGCCAGTTTGCCGGCGCCGTCGCTGACTTCGTTGGGCGCGTGCTCGACGCCGCGTTTGAGGGCCAGATAAAAACGATGAAGGACGTGGGCAAGATCGCGCAGGACGTGCTGAAGTCGCTGCTGAAGTCGGTGATTCAGCAGCTCGTGCAGCTCGCGGTGCAGGCCGCCGTGACGCGCGCCATTGCCGGCGCGGCGACGGGCGCCATCGTGCAGGGCGGCGTGGTCGGCAGCAACGGCGGCAGCGTGCCGGCGTTCGCCACGGGCGGCGTCATCACGGGGCCCGGCCTGTTCATCGCGGGCGAGGGCGGCAACAACGAGGCGATCGTGCCGCTGCCTGACGGCCGCAGCATCCCGGTGCAGATGGAGGGCGGCGGCGGCGCCGGCGGTGGCGGCAGCGTCACCAACGTGTTCAACGTGTCGGCCGTTGACGAGGCCGGCGTGGCGCAGTTCTTCCAGCGGCGCGCGGCGCAGGACGCGCTGAAGGGCGGCGTGGTCAACGGCATGCGGACTGACTCCAGCTTTCGCAAAGAGATGAACGGACCGATGGGCTAATGCCTGAGCTATTCGTACCGCCCAGCAATCCGTCCTTCGTGTGGAACGTCACCGACCAGTTCAGCACGATCGAGTCCGGTGGTGATCGCGGCCACCGCATGACGCGCGCGCGCCGCGACCGCAAGCTGCGCACCTGGCGCCTGCAGTGGATCAACTGCCCGCAGGGCGACCTGGATTACCTGCGTGCGTTCTTTGAGTACCACCTGGGCGCGGCCGTCGCGTTCAGCTGGGCGCTGCCACATCGGCGCGTGTACACGCCTGGCCCGGCGTTCTTCGGCGCCACCGCCGTGCAGGGCACCAGCGGGTCGCTGGCTGACGGCGTCATTGACATCGCGTATAGCTTCGGCAACGGGGCGCTGAGTTCAGAGACGCTCATTAGCCCCATCTTTCAGCTCACGATTACAGGCGGCAGCGGCACGGCGCGGGTGGAGTTCACGGCGCCGCCGCGCTTCCCGGCCGACGCGGAGAGCATCGGTATTTACATGGTGGAGGGCGCGGGCGGCACGCTGTCACGCCAGGCGCAGCCGACGACACCGGGAGGCACGAGCTTTTACCCGACCATCAGCACGGGCGGCCAGGCCATCCCGCCGTTCAATCAGATGCAGGGCACGCCGCTGGTCAACATTGTTGACGAGCCCGAGTATGACATGGTGGCCGCCGACGTGTGGGTGGTCACCGCCGTGTTCCGCGAGCTGCTGGCCTAGCGTGGCGCTTCCCTTCTCTGCCGCGTTGACGGCCGCCAAGAACCAGCATCACAGCGGTGACCCGCTGATCTGGCTCTACCGTATCGACGTGGACGGCACGCCGGCCAACGACCTGCGCCTGTCCAACTACTACCGCGACATCAACTACGACCAGGGCGACGGCAGCGGCAGCAAGACGTTCACCGCCAGCTCGCTGAAGCTGGGCGACGTGAGCGAGCGCGAGGGCACGCTGCAGGACGTGTCGGTATCAGTGGAGAACGTGACGCGCGACGCGGCGAACCGACTGCTGGCCGGCGAGATCATTGACCGGCGCGTGACCATTATGCTGGTCAGCCTGGCGTCGCTCTTGAGCGCCGGCCATCACGACGTGCTGGCCTATGTGGCGCGGCGCGCAACGATCACCGAGCGCGCGGTGACGTTCACGCTGGGGCAGTTCCCGTACTTCAGTTTCATGTTCCCCGGCGATCGGTACGTGCCGGATCGCTGCCGGTACGTGCACGAAGGCACAGTGAATCCGGCGTTTGACGGCCGGTGCGGCGCCGTGGCAATCCTCACGACCTGCGACAAGAGCCTGGCGGGCGCGGCCGGCTGTGCCGGCAACGCGAACCAGGTACGCACTGGCGTGTTCTCTGACATGCTGATAGGAACGCACCCGCTGCTGTGATGACGACGCCGACGCTGGTGGACGTGCGCGATTTGATCGGCCTGCCGTGGGTGGCCGGCGGCCGCCTGGTGGACGGCGCGCTGCCGTTGGGCGGCATCGACTGCTGGGGCATCGTGTGCGAGGTGCGCCGGCGCGCGGGGCTGTGGTCACCGGACCCGTGGGGCTGCGGCCCGGCGCCCGTGGACATTCACCCCGAGGGCCTACCGGCGTTCTTCACGCAGCACCTGGTGGAGCTGGAGCGCGAGGCACCCTACTGCTGCGTGCAGCTCCGCAGCTCTTGGCCTGGCGGGCACGCCGGCGTGCTGATGCCCAGCGGCCAGGTGATCGAGACGAACCGCCACGCCGGCGTCGTCGCGCTGCCGCTGTCACGCCTGCGCCGGCGCGTGGTGAAGTTCTTGGAGTTCGTGCAGGAGCCGGCCGCGTGATTGGCCTGACGCTGTGCGCTGATCCGTTCGACGCCTGGCGCAGCCGCGAGGTGACGCAGCAGCCGTTCCGGCCTGGCGCCACGGTCGCCGACTACCTGCCGGCCGAGTGCCACGACCCCGAGGCGCACCCGGTGCTGGCGGTGTGCCACAACGCGCGCGTGCTGCCGGCCGAGGCGTGGGCGGCCGCCGAGCTGCGCGACGGCGACCACATCAGCGTGATGATCCGGCCTGGCGTCGAGACGGTCATCCTGCTGGTGGTCACCGCCATCGTCACCGCGTGGCAAATCTACGACGCCAGCCGGCGCGGCAAGATCCGCGCGCACCACGCGGCGCGGCGGGCGCACGCGGCCGCGCAGCAGATGGGCGACTCGCCGACCTACGGGTGGGGCGGCATCACGAACGTGGTGCAACCCGGCGGCCCGATTCAAGTGCTGTACGGCGGGCCCCAACGACTCGGCGGCCAGTACATCAAGGCTTGGCCGATCCACGGCAACCTCGACATGATTCTGGGAATCAGCGAGGGCGAGGTGGAGGGCCTGGTGGCGGGCACCGTCGAGATCAACGGCAAGCCGGAAGCCATGTACAGCTCTGCGAGCTTCGCGCACCAGGTCGGCACGAACGCGCAGGCGGGACTCGGCATCTTCGCGGGGCCGTCGCTTATGTATGTTGGCGTCGGGTTCACGGCTGGCGGGCTGAGCAACCCATCGGGGCCGGCGAATGGTGGCTGGTATTGGGGCCCCGGCAGCTCCAGCCAATGGACGGGCACGCTAAACGGCATCATGGATGACAGCGGATCAAAGCCGACCAAGCCGACCGTGCTGGCGGTGGACGGCTACGAGATCAACCTATTCCAGTCGCGCGGCACGGCGCCGATCAACCCGCCGCTGGCCGTCGTGAGCCCGGCCGTCAACTGCACGATCGTGTGGCAGTTCGACGTGCGCGAGCGCACGCTGCCGTCCGGTAGCTTCGCCGCCATTCGCACGTTCCGCACGCAGCCCATGACGTACATCAACGGCGTGACCACGGGCAAGTCGTTTGCGCTCAAGGTCAGCGGCCTGGCGGTGTCGCGGTACGAAGTCGAGATAACGCTGAACGTCGGCGCGTCCACGGTGGTCGCCGCGCCGCCAGGCACCACGATCGACGACACCGCGCGCAGCGGCGTGCTATGGATCGCGCGCAGCCTGGGCGAGTTCTTGGACTTCGACCGCGTGCACCCGGGCCTGGCGACGCTGGGCGTGGAGGGGCTGCCGGCCGCGACGACGGGCGGCCTGCTGCCGACCGTGACCAGCGTGTGGGAAGGTCGCAAAATCCGCGACATCATTGACCCGGCGGCGCCGGCCACGTTCACCGCCGAAGCCTACGCCGACACCGCCGGCGGCCGGCCGCGCGGTTGGGTGCAGGGGCAGAACCCGGCGCTGGTCATCCTCGACATCATGACCAACGACCGCTATGGCGCGGGCGAGTACATCGACGAGGACCTGGACCTGGACCTGGCGAGCTTCGTGGAGGCGCGCAATTTCTGCGACGAGCTGGTGAGCCGAGGGCTGGACGCAATCAACCCGCTGCAGCGCGGCTACGCCAAAATGTTGTTCGACGCACTGACCGACGTGAACAGCGGCACCGAGGAGATCACGGTGACCGCGCACGGGTTCGTGGACGGCGACAAGGTCACCTATAACGACGAGGGCGGCACCACCATCGTCGGCCTGACGGACCTGGCGACCTACTACGTCAACGTCACGGGCGTGAACACGGTCACGCTGCACGCCACGCGCCAGGCGGCGCTCGCCGGCACGGGCATCACCAACATCACCGCCGGCGTCAGCGAGAACCATAGCCTGCTGGAAGCCAACAACGGCGGCATCAGCGTGAGCAACCAGTTCGCGCTGCCGGCCGGCAGCACGGTGGACTTCACTGACGGCAGCGTGAAGGTGGACGACACACTGAAGCTGTTGGACGGGCTGAACATCGACAGCTATCGCGTCGCCACCATCATCGACGCGCAGACCATGCGCATCACCGAGACGGCGCCGCCATTCGCTGACGTGGTGCTGACGACGGAGAGCGCCGTTAGCTGGGAGATCGAGAACACCGAGCGCCGCTGCCTGGTCGCCATGTACTTCGATGGCGTGACGACGCTGTGGGACGCGGTGGAGTCCATCGCCAAGCCGGCGCGCCTGGCCGTCGTGCGCAGCAACGGCAAGATTGCCCTACTGTCTGACGACGGCGGGCCCGGCAACAGCTCCACCACGGTGATCCCCGTGCAGGTGTTCGGCATGGGCAACCTTGAGAATTTCAAGGTGGAGCGCATGGGCGGCATCGTGGCGAACCGCGTGGAGGTGCAGTTTCTCGACGAGCAAAAAAACTGGGAGCAAGCCATCACGGCGTTTGAGGACGACGAGATTTCTAGCTCCACGAAAACGCTGCGCATCGTGCGCACGCAAACCGAGGCGTTCGGCGTGACGCGCCGCAGCCAGGCCACGCGCATTGCTAAGTACCATTGGGTGAGCAACCGCCTGGAGCGCGAGCTGGTGGAGTTTGAAACCGACGCGGTGGCGCTGCCGCTGCAGTGGGGCGACGTGATCCAAGTGCTGCACGACGCCTATCCGATTTACGGCCTGGAGGCCGACGCGACGGGCGAGCTGCAGACGCGCGCCGTCAGCGGCCGCATCCGAGACGTACAGGGCAACGTCGTGATTCTCGACGACTGGTATACCTGGCAGGCGGGCTACGATCGGTTCAACGTGCAGCGCAGCGACACCGACGCGCTGGAGTTCCTGGGCATCGTGCCGGTGACCGGCGACAAGGTGGACCGCCTGACCCTGGGCCCCTTCGGCGGTTACACGCCCGTGCCTGGCGACGTGTTCACCACGGTCGGCAGCTTCGTCGATGACGCGGGCCCGAGCTGGTACAGGGTCACCGACATCACGCGCACCGAGGACCACCGCCGGCGCGTGCAGGCGGTGACGTTTGATCCGCGCATGTTCTTTGAGGACGCCACCACGCCCGAGCTGTTCGTGGACCGCATCGCGCTGTCGGAGATCGAGGGCTAAGCGGTGGCGTTCAACGAATCCATTCAGAGCGGCGAGCTGTTCAGCCGGCGCGGACAGACCGACGCCGGCAAGGGCTGGCGCTCGACGCGGCGCAACTACGCGCCCGACAACCGCAAGGTGCCGCCCGACCCGCTGACGCGGTTGAATTCCGACGCCGCGCTGGACGCGGACGTAGACGCGCAGATCGCGGCCGATGGCGTGGCGGTGGGCGTGATGCAGAACACGCTGTGGCATCCAGACGGCGGCATGGTTGGCGGCATCATCATCGACTTCACGACGCCGGAGTGGTGGGGGCCGGCCACCGCCTACGACGTGTATGCGGCCGACACCGTGCTGGCCGCCACCTGCTTCATTCGCATCGGCCGCATCGTCGCGGGGCAGAGCGACAAGGGCGACAGCTACGAGCTGTCGCACCCGTTCCTGCTGGCCGGCCGCGAATACACGTTTAGCCTGGTGCCGGTGAACGCGGACGGCGCCGGCGTGGACGCGGCCGACGCGGTGCAGGCCACCATCACGCTGGACGACGTGGGCCAGCTCCCGCCCGACGTGGGTACGTTCGACGTGGCGGCGCACTGCTGCGCGCTGCTGTTCACCTGGGTGCCGGTGAGCGGCGACAACAAGAACGTGACGCACTACGAGATCCGCCAGGGCGCGACCTACGACGCGGGCGCAATGGTGGCGCGGGCGTGGGGCTGGGCGGCGGGGCGCATCCTGGTGCCGGCCGGCCTGGCGCCGGCGCCGGCGTTCGGTGCACCCGACGACCAGTTCCACATCAAAGCCGTGACCGGCCTGGGCGCCGTGAGCGACACCGAGGACAGCCACACGCTGACGGCCACCGAGATCGCCAGCCTGGTGACGCCGTGCTGTGTGAAGGGGCGCGAGATCCTGCCGGGCGCTGGCCTGGACTCGGTCGTGGTCACCAGCATCACGCCCGACGCGCCGGTGCCGCCGTTCGTGGTGGCAGGGCATGGCGCGCCGGCCGGCGGCGGCGGGCCTGCGATCGTGGCGTGGGTGGACCCGTCCAGCTTCGCGGCGGCCGGCAACCTCTGGACCTACACGCTGCATTTCAGTCAGACTACGGTAGGCGGCGAGGCGTTCCCGCTGACGGAGATCACCTAGGCAATGGCTAGCAGCATCACCTTCCTGGCGCACACGCGCGTGGCGACGTTTGCAAACGAGCGCGTGGCCGTGGTGGACCAGAACGAGGACAGCGACCAGCTCGCGGGGCCTGGCTTTGAGCACCGGCATACCTGGTACTCCGACGATCACCTGACCGGCACGCTGATGCTGCGCGGCGAGCTGGCCGCCAACACCTTCGACCTGTACAGCCAGGCGCCGACGCGCAACCTGGGCACCAGCGCCAACCGCTGGGACACGGTGCATGTGACGACCGCCGTGCTGTACGGCGCGACCAGCGGCACGGTCACGCTCGACGTGCCGGCCGCCGTCACGAGCTGGAGCCTGACGCTGCCGAACGCGCTGCCGGCCGGCGCCAACTACCTACTGGAATCGGACGCGGCCGGCGATCTGGCCTGGCTTGCCAGCTCCACCTTCGCGTCGTCGTCGCACGTCCACGACGCCGGCGACATCACCACGGGCACGCTGGCCGTCGCGCGCGGCGGCACCAGCTTCGGCACCTACACCATCGGTGACATGCTGTATGCGAGCGCGGCCGGCGTGCTGTCGAAGCTGGTGGCCGGCACCGCGACGCATGTGCTGACCGCCAACGGCGCGGGCGTCGCGCCGAGCTGGCAAGCACCAGCGGCGGGCGGCGTCACCGCGACCCCGACCCCGGTAGACAATCAGATCGCTGTATGGGACTCGGCCAGTTCCATCGAGGGCGTGGCTGGGTTTGAGTTCGACAACAGCGTGGCGGCCTCACACGTTGCGCTGTTTGGCGCTGGCACATCAACGAACACCTGGACGGTGAACGACGGCGGCGTGACCATCAAGCCGCACGTGCGGACGGTGTCGGGCGCGGGCAACTCGCTGAACCTGTTCGGCACGGACGCGCACACCACGGGCATCGGCGGCACGGTGCTTATCACCGCTGGGTCGGCGGCGGGCACCGATCAAAACGGCGGCATCATTGACATGAGGGCCGGTGTGGCGACCGGCACCGGGCGCGAGGGTTTCACCTGGATTGGCGACGTTAGCGGGAACGGCGGCGTGAAGATCGGCGGCGCGTCAACGACTGCCCCCGGCGCGAGCAACCTTGTTGTGGTCGGCGGGCTACTGGTTGGGTCGGACGGCACACCCGGCGCGGCGGGCACGGTCACGGCTACGCAGTACATCGCGGGCGATGGCTCAGTCTCCGCGCCTTCGTTCCGGGGCGCGGACGCCGATACCGGCATCTACTTCACGGCGGGCAACCGGCTGGAGATCACATCGGCCGGTAAGCGTATCCGCACCTTCACGAATCAAGGCGGCGTGTTTGAGGATTGGCACAACGACGAAAACGCTTCCGTTGCCTTCATTTCGCACTTCATCCATACCCCGACGCTGCAAAGCGCGGGCGACATCATGTACCGCGCCTATTGGGAAGGCGAGGACGGAGCCGGGGCGACGAACGAATACGCGCGGCACGAGGT